AGCAATACATATTAAGCTATAAACTAAAATTGGTCGAAAGCAGATTGTTACATAGTCAAATGAGAATAAATGAGATTGCCGAAGAACTAGGATTTACCGATGAAAGCCATTTGAGTAAATTCTTTAGAAAAAACAAAGGCTGTAGTCCTTCAAGTTTCAGAAAAAGTAATAAGGCAATATGATGCGTATCCATTCTTAATCTAATATATTTCAGCGATAACATATATACTATTTATCTGTTTTCTTATTTCAATAGGAAGCCAGCAATAGTCAAATCTCACCACTTCCAGACAGTTTTTAAAACGTCTCTTAATTCTTCTTTCATTTGCCGATGAAAATAGAATCAACACGTTTTATAAACCATTAAAAATTAAAAGTATGGAAGTAGTAACCATTGAAAAGAGAACCTTTTCGTATATCAGCGAACGGTTCATTGAGTTTGCCAAACGAATAGAAAGTTTGTGCAGCACTCATACCCAGAAAGTAGGAAACTGGCTGGATAGTCAGGAAGTGTGCCTGTTGTTGGGCTTTAGCAAACGAACACTGCAATATTACCGAAGCAGTGGACGGTTGGCTTATTCTCAAATCGGGAGCAAGATTTATTATAAGTCTTCCGATATTGAAAGAATTATTGCGGACAGTGAAACACTGAATCAATCACCTAAACAAATCATGCCTTATGAAAAGAACTAAAGAAGATTATCCGTCCTTCAACCTGTTTTCTATTGTCGGCACATGGGAAAGCGTTAATCTGAATCCTACGATAATCATTTATCGGAGCGATAAAGAGTACCTTCTTTCTATTATATATGTATCGGAAACCACCAAACAGGCTTCGCCCGCTACTTGTGAGATACAGCAAGATGGTAGCCAGTATTTTATTGCCACTGAATCCAAACGGCTCTATGTAGATTATGATTCGGCAAAAGACGTACTTAACATTTCATCTTTGGGTGACTATCTGCGTAACTAGCCAGCTATCTAGCCATCTTGAAATCAAGATTTCAATAAAACAATCTTTCAATCATGGAATTAATAAATAAAGATACCCCACAAGTCAAAGAATTTATTTCTTCGCTTGATTCGATGCTAGACGGCATTGAATCTATTGTCAAGCATTACAAGCCCCATCTGAACGGAGAACGTTTTCTTTCCAATAATGAGGTTTCAAAAAAGTTGAATGTCAGTTTGCGAACCTTGCAAGAATGGCGAGATACAGGATTAATCCCCTTTATCCAGATAAAAGGGAAAATCATCTATCGCCAAAGTGATATTGACAAACTGCTCCAAAAGCATTATTTTGAAAGCTGGAAAGAATAACTTGCCAGCCCTAAAAACATTGTTTTTCGGAATTCAATTTGAATCATTGACTTTTCCAGTGAAGTATTTAGTCTGTGCAAGTCTTTTTCTAAAAATACGCTCGGAATGTAATGGAGAGGAAGATTTTTAGGAAAACCCATAGGGCTTGGACTTGAACAGGCTAAATACGGAACTTACCTTTGTCAATGCTTCATATTGAGTTCTGGGAAACTTACAATAAAAGAAAAAGGATTGAGAAAATGAAATTCATTATTCCCAATCCTTTTCTTTATGTGGCTACTACTTTATTATATCGCCAATTCCGACAAACTACTATTTACTTTTTGCATATCCTTGAAAATATTCTGATCCAGTACCCTTGCATAGTGCTTTGTCACACTGGTATCTGCATGACCTAACATCTCTGCTACATTCTCCATACTTACACCATTTGCAAGGCAAATGCTCGTGGCATACGAGTGACGGGCTGTGTGAGTGCTAAGATTTTTGTGAATTCCGCACACATCGGCAATTTCTTTCAAATAACTGTTCATGCGTTGATTACATAATACAGGCAAAAGTTTTCCAGTGCATTCTGCCACATCTTTATACTTGTCAAGTATAGAAGCTGCCACAGGTAACACAGGAATGTTACACATGATTTTTGTCTTTTGACGGTTCTTCCTTATCCAAAGTTCTCCTTTGTTATCTCTTACCAAGTGTTCAGGTGACAAGTCTTTCACATCGCTGAACGCCAAGCCAGTGAAGCGATAGAAAACTATCAATGCGACCAATAGAGGAATCCGGCAAAAGAACTGCAATTCGTTGTAAAGCAGCAAAATTGCGTTGGTTTGCGCAGTTGGGTAAATAGCAAAAACAGGTAGAATAACGAACCTGTTCAGCTACCAAGTCATTACCTGTTTTCATTTCATTTAGATGCAGTCAATCAGGGGATAAACTGTCAGTTAAAAGGTATTTCCATCCGGGAATCCCCCTTTATCCGGCAGATTTTGTCCGTCCGGTTTTGATTGCGCCGTTCTGCCTGATTCTCATATCATTCGATTGGCGAAGTATGAGTAAAATTGCAATCAAAAAAAGTAACGCATGAAAACAGAAATGAAAGTGCTGCTCTACATCAAGCGCGGCGTACAGGACAAGGACGGCTTTTCTCCGCTCATGGGCAGAATATCCGTCAGGGGAAAGGTGAACTCCATCGCGCAATTCGCGTGCAAGTTCAAAATCGATGTGCGGTTGTGGAACGCCACCGCCCAACGCTGCACCGGCAAAAGCAAATCGGCAACAATGGCAAACAGGGAGATTGAACGGGTACTGCTATTGTTGCAAAAGCGGTTCAACGAACTTTCCGACATCCGGGATGTCGTGAAGGCGGAGGAAGTCAGAAACGTGTTCCAAGGTCTGGCTGAGACCCAGGACACCATCATGAAGCTCTATGCGGAGCATAACAGCGACTATGCCCTGCGTGTAGGGGTGAACAGGGCGGCAAGCACGTTCTACCAGTACCGGAACACCTGCCGGATACTCGGTGAGTTCCTGAAAGAGAGATACCATGTGTCGGATATGCCTGTCAAGCAGCTGGATGAAAACTTTATCGAGGCGTTTGATATGTATATGCGCACGACAAGGCGTTTCATGCCCAGGACCATACTCGGACATGTCAACCGCCTGAAAAGCGTGATGATGCTTGCCGTGTTCCGCGGCATCGTCCCTTTCAGCCCGTTCAAAGGCTATGCGCCGCAGAAACCAGTTTTCAAACAGATGTACCTGACAGAAGACGAGCTTGACAGGTTTGCGAACACTACCTATGACACCCCCAACCGTAATTTCACGAGGGACATGTTCCTGTTCTCGTGCTGGACGGGTATCTGCTACTGCGACATGAGAAGCCTGACAGCCGCCAATCTGGTGAGGGCGGACGACGGCAGCCTGTGGATTCACACGGAAAGGCAGAAGACGGGCACGCCCGAATGTGTCCGGCTGATGGAGATACCGCTGAATATCATTGAAAAATACAAGGATATGGACAGCACCGGGAAACTCCTTCCGATGCTGACCAAGGAGAGCATGAACAGACACCTGAAAAAGATGTCCGTGATGTGCGGCATCAACCGTCCGGTCTCATTCCATCAGGCACGTCACACCTTCGGAAGCATCATCTGTCTGTCACAGGGAATCCCGATAGAGACCGTCAGCAAAATCATGGGGCACCGGCATATCACCACCACCCAGCGGTACGCAAAAGTCACGCAGGATAAAATAGACCGGGACGTGGACTGCCTGAACGGTGTTATTGGAAGCAAGTTCTCCTTGTCCGGCATCGACACCGCCCCGTCACCCATTCTGAAAGACTACAGCCAACGGAAAGTCAATCCGAGCTTGAAGTAAAGGGAGTATATAACCAAAATAATGGAAGGGTAAGCCATGCGAAGCACATTCAAACTATTGTTTTATATCAACCGCCTGAAAATAAAGAGAAACGGCAGATGCCCGATTATGGGACGGGTCACCCTCGACGGGAAGATAAGCCAGTATTCCACAGGGTTGGAAATAGAGCCTGACTTATGGGATGCAAAAGTGGGCAAGGCATTCACGGACGGTCGTAAGACCGGAAACATCACCGGCGAAAAAAGAAATGAGTTGAACAGGCTGAACTCATTATTGGAGGCTTTGGAGGAGAAAGCGAAATCCGCCTACAAAAGAAACGTGGACTCTTATGGCTTCGTCTCGGCGGAAATCATCAAGAATGCAGTCACCGGGAAATCCGATGTCAAAGAGACATTGCTGTCCCTGTTTGACGAACATAACGGGGAATATGCCAAACGTGTAGGCGTTGACCGGACACGGCATTCCTATGTCCGCTATCTTACCACGCGCAAGCATATATACAATTTCCTGAGATACAAATATGATTTGGAGGACATTCCGCTGCGTTCACTGACGATGAAATTCATGACCGACTTCACATTCTATTTTTCAACCGTACTGCGGTTGAAAGTTTCCGCCTACAATGACTATCTGATCCTGCTGCACAAGATGACGCGGCTGGCTTTGAAGAAGCACATACTTAAGCGCGACCCGTTTGCCGGGCATAAGGTTGAGAAAGTGCCGGTAAACCACCGCCACCTGACCGGGGAACAATTCGAGAAGCTGCTCAATGCCCGACTGCCGACCTACCGCCTGTGCCATACACGCGACCTGTTTGTCTTTTCGGTGTTCACGGGCATCGGCAGGGCAGATCTGGCAAACCTGACGGAAGACAACATCATCACGAAGGAGGACGGTTCCAAATGGATCCACATCGCGCGGCAGAAGACCAAGGCGGAGTGCCATATCAAACTTCTTGACATACCTCTCCGCATTATCGAAAAATACAAAGGGGAAGGCAAGGACGGAAGATTGTTTTACGTCCCGCAGACCTGTAACCTGTGCCGCAGCCTTAAAATCATAGCCGAACAGTGCGGTCTGGGCTGTCACCTGACATTCTATCAGGCACGCCACAGTTTTGCGACCCTTATCTGCCTGAGCAACGGGGTTCCGATAGAAACCATCAGCAAGATGATGGGACATTATTCCATACGCACCACCCAGATATATGCCGAGATAACCAACCACAAAGTGAGCAGGGATTTGGAAACCCTGTCTGAAAATACCAAAGGCAAATATGCGTTGCCCGATGACGGTATGCCGTCACGGGTGTTCAAATGCGGAAATTACAGCGGTTGGAAAAAGGAGTGTGCATCAAGTGATGAAACTAAAATCAAGTGACAATGAATAGAGGAATAATAACAATCAGTGAAACGGGTGCGGTCACGATGCCGACCGTATCCGTATGGATGACGCAACAAGAGATAGCCGACCTGTTCGGCGTGTTTTCCTGCCACGTCCGCAAGGCCATCCGTTCCATCTACAAGAACAAGGAACTGAATGAACTTGATACAATGAAGTATCTCAGGCAAGCGGATGGAATCAGTTATGATGTTTACAGCCTTGAAATGATTATCGCCATTGCATTCAGAATATGCAGTAAAGAGAGTGTCTTGTTCAGACGGTTTATAATAAATGAAATTAGCACCATTAAGAAGGCTACACCGATTACACTGTTTGTTGCCAGCGTCAGAGGTAATAACCGATGGTATAGTTGAGGTTCATTCCGCCAGTCTCTCGTTCCCGATGCACGGATGCAAAGGTAGCGTATGGCTTGATGGCAGCGGCAAGGTCGGGCGGCAAAGCCGTTTCGAACAGAATCTTCCTCCTTTGGAGTGTATTCAGCCCAAAAACCTTGCCACTGCCTGCCATACGCTTGAAAAGCATCCGGCAACGGAAATAAGCGACTGATGGGAAATCAGAAGAAAGAAGAGAGGAACGGCTTACAGACGAAGCGGAATTTTGATGCTTCGTCCGTAAGCCGTTCCTTTCTCTTTTTGCCGAAAGTCCGTTGCTGATGCAACCATAGGGCAGACGGCAAACTGCGCTCTTTCAAGAAAATCATGTGCCTGTCAGCCGATAGGCGGAGCGGTAGCCGTCAGCAAGCATCCTTTCGATGTCGGATTCACGGTAGAGGATTTTACCGCCTAACTGGATATAGGCTATGCGTCCTTTGTTTCGATAGTCCTGAAGTGTCCGGCGGCTCACTTTCAACCGTGCCGACACCTCCTTGTCGGTGAAGAAACGTTCACCGTTCAGTGTCGGGCGGTAATTGGCGGTCAAATGTTCGAAGCTGTCCAAAAGACGGTCGAGACTGCCCATGAAGTGGATTATCCACTCGTTGTCCTTGTTAATCAGTTCATTCATGTTACTTTGGATTTAGTGGGTATTGTTAGTTTACTTCGTTCATTTCATCAAGTTTATATAGTTCTTCCTTTGAACTTTGCTTCTTTGCGCCTGTCCTCCACAACGGAAACAATGCGCTGTACATCATCGAGACGGTAGTAGGTCTTGTGGTTTATCTGCGAGTAAGCCAGCGTCCCGTTGTCCCGAAGCGTCTGCAATGTGCGTGGACTGATGTTGAGTATCCGGCAAACGTCCTGATTGTCCATCCACTCGTCCATTGTCTTCTCTCCGTGCCGCTGACAGATGGCATCCATGCGACTGACGAAACGGTCGAACTTGGCGACCATCGCCTCAAAGGTCTTTCTTTCAATTGATACGATTTCCATATACATACTTTTTATTGTTACTGTTTCTTTTGCCGCAAAGGAATACATAATCTGTTATCCGGCAATGGATTTCCCGGAAGTGGAAGCATGTGGCACAGGTTGGTAGAGGTTGGCACAGATTGGGGCTATATTCTTAATTCTGGAAATCAGGAATGTGGCAAGAGAAAAAACAAGGGCTTAATTCAAGCCTGACTGTGATTGCACCTTTGTTCTTCCGGTTATTCATATCCGGCAAATCTGTGAAGTCCTCACCAATATCTCTATCACCATAAAGCAAAGTCTCACAATATTGCCTAATCGAATCCAAGTTATTGACTGACGGTACTAAAACGTCTTACTTTGCTTGCAACAATCGGTCAAGGTACTGACCAAGACCACAGTAATAACTTAATCAACCTGTTTTATGACAATGAAAAGAGAACCAAGTATCAGTGAGCAGCAGGCTCGTGAAATCGTGGAAAGAATGGGACGCAGGGAATCCCGCAGTGAGAAGTCTATGGACGACTTCTACCGGAATATCGGTCTGGATCCGGAACCGCTGGCACAACCCGGCAAGATCGTCACGAAAAAAGCGGAAACAGCTACGGTGGATGAACCGTCAGGCGGAACGCCCGAAGATGTGGCAGTGCCACAGAAGCGTGTTAGCAGCAAACAACGCAGGCTGTCGCTGGACGAGTACCGTACCGCTTACCTGCAAGTTCCTGTCTAACCGACCGCAAACCCGTGTTCGTCAGCGGTGAAGTGCGTGACCGACTGGACGGGATTGTCCGCCGTCTCGGCGGGCATGGCATGAGTGCGTCGGGACTCGTTGAGAATCTCGCCCGCCTGCATCTTGAAACCTACCGGGAGGATATCGAGCAGTGGCGCAAACTCTGAGCGGATTACGGTAGAACCGGTCAAGCCGGTGGATACACTCCATCGGTTTGACTAATATTCCAAATGAGTTATTATACTCACAAACCAATCCGACAAGCGGAGGATTCTTGTGTCCTCAAAGACACAGCAAGATATATTTTCAGTTACCCGAATAATTCTAAGTAACTGAAAACACCTTCACCGCCGTGGGCAGAATTATCCTCCGCAGTCGGATAATTTCGGGGTTCCTTAATCAAAGATTAGACAATGGACAAGCTATAAAATTAAAAGAATAAGAAGAATGAAAAAGAAGAGCAAGTACGGGAGAAATCCCAAGTTGAATCCGAAGACACACTGCGTGATGGTGCGCTTCGATGATGTGGAATGGAACAGGTTCCTGACGATGTACGAGGAATCACAGGTGTATGCGAAAGCCGTCTTTCTCAAAGCGCATTTCTTCGGACAGAAGTTCAGGGTACATAAAGTGGACAAAGCAATGTTGGAATACTGTACCAAGCTGTCCGACTTTCATGCCCAGTTCCGCGGCATAGGCACCAATTACAACCACGTCGTGAAGGAATTGCGCATCCATTTTTCGGAGAAGAAGGCGATGGCGTTGCTCTACAAGCTGGAGAAACATACCATCGACCTTGTGAAGTTGAGCCGGGAGATTGTGGAACTTTCAAGGGAGATGTATGTCAAGTGGGAACAACAGAAGGAATAATTCCATACCACACTAAGCGCCCGCAGATTCGCAGTCCGGTGAATGAGCGTAGTCCGTCAGGCAATTTCATTGCCGACCATGTCATCATCGGACGACCGGGTTTTCAGATCAAGGATGATAACCGTCCGAAAGGGATAAAAATATAACTTTTATTGTG